CGGCGCAGGGCGTGGAGCACTTCACCCTGCCCTACACCGCCGTGCCGAGTGTGGCCGGCAACGACGAACTGATCCTTTGCTACTCCTGAGCCATGCCCTACACCAAAGTGAAGGCCACCAGCTACCGCTGGCCGGTGCCGATCCGCACCGCCGGCGACGGTGGTGTGCAGATTGAGGAGACCTTTGATGCGGTGTTCCGCCGGGTGACGCGCCCGGAGATGCAGCAGCTGGCCGACAGGGGCGATGAGCAGCTGGTGCGTGGCGTCCTGATCGGCTGGTCTGGCATCCTCGACGGCCAAGGCGAGGAGATCCCGTTCAGCGAGGCTGCCAGGGACGAGATGATGCTGACTCAGTCGTTCATGCGGGCGGTGATCGAAGCGTTCTACCTGGGCGTGAACGGGGGCAAGGCGGGAAACTAGCCGCGGTCGCTCGGTACTGGGCGGCCGGCAGCAGCGGCAGGGATTACTCCGAGGCTGACCGTGACGCGGCGGCCCTCGGGGTGATCTGGATCCGCGACGACGATGACGAGCGCAGCGGCGACTGCGAGGTGTGGGAGGAGAACTGGGAGACGGTGCGGATGTTCATGCGGCTCCAGACCCAGTGGAGAACGACGATGGCGGAGTATCAGGGACTGGACTACAACGCCGCCCGCTGGCTGCTGGACCTCTACCATGTGGAGGATCCTGTCACGATGCTCGAGGGCCTACAGGTGATGGAGTCAGCCGCGCTGGAGGAGCTGAACCGAGATGGCTGACAACGCGACCCGGCTGAAGATTCAGGCATCGGTTGAGGGCATTGAGGGGTTTGACTCGCTGAAGCGGTCCCTGCAGGGGCTGGCGCAGCAGGGGCAGCAGTCGGGGCGCTCACTGGACCGGCTTTATACCGCAACCCAGCAGCTCGCGGGGGCTGGCAAGAACTCGGTGAGCAGCTTGCGGCTGCAGGTCCAGGCGTTGACCCAGCTGCGAGATGCGGCCGAGATCGGCAGCCGCCGGTATCGCATCCTGGGCCAGGACATCGAACGGGTGAATCGGCAGCTGCGCCAGGCATCCGCGACTCAGTCTGCCGCAGGCGGCGGTGTCGGCGCGGGACTGATCGGCGGCCTGGCCGCCAGATTCGCGGCACCCCTGGCGGCTGGTGCTGGGCTGGCTGCTGCCACTGGCGCTGGCATGGACGCCGAGGCGCAGCAGGTGCGCCTCAAGGCCCTGACGGATCAGTATGGGGAGTACACCCAGGCCCAGGCCGCTGCGGCGACCGTGGCGCAGACCCTGCGCCTGTCGACTGCTGAGGCGGAGGGCCAGTTCGCCAGCCTGTATGCGAGCTTGCGACCGACCGGAATCACGGTGCGGGAGCTGGAGGACGCGTTGATCGGTTTCGGCGCTGCCGCCAGGAACAGTGGCGCGTCGGCCCAGGAAACGAGCGCAGCGATGATGCAGCTCAAGCAGGCTCTGGCCAGCGGCGTGCTGCAGGGTGAGGAGCTGCGGTCGATTCGCGAGCAGGCGCCACTGGTGGCGCAGGCGATTGCGAAGGAGATGGGCGTCAGCATCGGCGCCCTGAAAGATCTCGCTGCGGAAGGCAAAGTCACGACCGATGTTGTGCTGCGCGCATTGACGAAGCTGCGCGATACCCAGCTCGGCAAGCTCAATCAGCAGTTCAACACGACGCAGCAAGCAGTCACCGATCTCGGCAATGCATTTAAGAACACGAGTGCAGAGCTGTTTAAGTTGTTTGGGCCGACAGTTGTTGCCGGCCTGAAAGGGTTGACGGCATTGTTGCAGGCCTCCGCTAATGCGCTGAGCCTGAACAACAAAGAAGCCGACATCAGCCAGAAGGCGAGACTACAGGCTGCGCAAGATGTGCAAAAGCGCTTCCCTGGAATTGAGGGCGCGACTGCGCTGACGCCACGATCGAGAGCGTTCTTTGATGAACGCACCCAGCAGATCGCGGCCCGGCTGAGGGCTCAGGCATTGCAGGCGCCGGGATTGACCCCAGAGCAGCTTTCAGATCAGCAATCTGCAAAGCAGGAGCGGCTTAATGCGGCAGCGGCTGCGGCGCGGAAGCAGGAGGAAGAACGGCGGAAGCGCGAGCAGGGGCGCGCCATTGTTCTTGGTGGCCTGACCGGTGGCGGACAGGCTGACGCAAGCCGCGGACGCAGCAGCGGCCCACACCTACACGCTCAGTTTGGGGCTGGCGTGTCGGAAGCGGAAGCGATCCGACTGATTGACGCAGCTCTTTCGTTCGGCGGCAGAACGGCCTCATCGTTCGGCCGTAGCCGGGGCTATGCAGGTCATGGCTATCCCGGCCTTGATGTGCTCACGCCACAGGACACAAGATTTACGCTAAGGCCTGGATACACCGCCACCGACCTTGGTATTCGGGGCGCCTTGGGGCGTGGCATGCGCGTCACCGGGCCAGGTGGGTCATTTGAGTTAGGGCATCTGGCTGGCGTCACTACTGGAAAGGCAGGGCAGCTTGTCAACGCACAGCAGCAAGCATTGAATCAGCAGGCCGAAAGGGAGCAGAAGCTAGCCGAACAACGCCTAAAAGACCAACGGGAATACGGCGAAAAGCAACAAGAGGAAGCGGACCAGAATCAGTCCATCTACAACCAGCTTCAGGCACGGCTGCAGATCAGTAAGGCTATAACAGAAGAGGAAAAGATTAGGGCTGAGTACGGAGCAAAGATCAGCGATCTTGAGACTCGGCTAACGGAAGAAATCAGCAACATGCTAGATCCTGTGCAGATCCGCATTCGTGAGGAACTGCGCAGAAACGAGATCTACCAGACTCGCATTGACATGCTGCAGGAGATCGCTGATCTTCAGGCGCAGCAACAGTCAGAGCAGATTTCCGCACAATGGCAAGACCAACAAGTCACCCTCGCTGCCACGTTGAGCGATTACTACCAGCAGCAGAATGACAGGCTGCAGGAGCAGAGCGAGATCGCCGGCAGCCTGGCCCAGACCATCGGGCAAGGGATGCAGCAGGCCTTCAGTCTGGCGATCCAGGGTGCTGAGAACCTGGGGCAGAGCCTGCAGGAGCTGGGCGCGACGGTGCTGCGGGACATCGCCCAGCAGCTGCTGCAGATCGCGGTGATCGCGCCGGTGGTCAAGGCGATCGGCGGCATCGGCGGTGGTGGCGGCATCGCCCCGATCGCCCCCGGCATCGGCGCCCTGCCCGGCGGCGACTTCAGCCAGTTCTTCGGCGGAGCTGGCGGCGGATCGTTCGCGGCCGGGCTGCCATCCGCTGCCTTCACCGGCTTCGGCACCAGCGGTATCCCCGGCTTCGGCACCAGCGGTATCCCCGGCTTCGCCGCCGGCGGCATCATGACCCCCCAGGGGCCGGTGCCGCTGCGCAGCTACGCCCGCGGTGGGATCGCTACGGCCCCGCAGGCGGCGATCTACGGGGAGGGCTCCAGCCCTGAGGCGTTCATCCCCCTGCCCGATGGTCGCCGGGTACCAGTGGCCCTCAAGCAGTATCCCGGCATCCCCGGCGGCCCCGGCGGTGGGCAGTTCGAGTCCACCGATCAGGTGGTGCAGCGGCTGGTCGAGACCGCCCGGCAGGAGTCAGCCACCCGGGCCGCAGCCGTGGCCGCCAGCTCGCCGGATGGCACGGTGCGGATCAAAGTTGAGACCACCCGGATCAACTCGGTCGACTACGTCACCGCCGCGCAGGCCGAGGCCCTGGCCCAGGCTGCTGCGACCCGCAGCACCGCCCGTCAGCAGCGGGCCCTGCAGTCCAGCCCTGGCGCCCGCCGGAGCCTCGGGATCTGATGGATCACGACATCTCCGAGGGCGTCTACCTGCAGCTGCTGACCCGCGACGGGGCCCCGACTGGCTATGCGTTCCAGCAGTTCCACACCGGCGAGACCCGCACCTACCAGGGAGTGGACTACATGCACGCCGGCTTCGCCTACTCAGGCGCGACGGTGGACCTGGGCTTCCCCAACGCCGAGGCCGTGCTGGCGTTCAACGCCGACGTGCTGGGCCTGAACATCTGGAAGCAGGCGGCCGATGATCTGTGGATCGCCAGGATCCGCACCGTCTGGCTGGATCCTGTCACCCTTGACGAAACGGGGATCGAGATGATCGACACCTACGCCATCACCGCCTATGTGCAGGATCTGCAGCAGGTCTCGGTGACCCTCGGCAGCCCGCTGGATGCGATCGGCGGCGACTGGCCCCGGCGGGTGCTGACGCAGGCGATGGTCGGCGCCCTGCCGCCCTCAGCGGACTTGAGGTTCTGATGCTCGGAAAACGCCGCCACCGACTGCTGCTGCCGATCGACCGGCAGATCATGACCGCCCTGGGGCTGAGCGAGGCGCAGTATCGGGAGTTCCAGGCGGAACAGGAGCGGATGAGCCGCCTGCGGCCGGTGGAGGGGCCTGTGGCGCTGGATCCGCTGACCGGATTCCTGATCAACCTCGCCATCTCGGCGGTCCTGTCGGCCGCAGCCTACCTGCTGACGCCACGGCCGCGCCTGAAGCAGCGCAACGCCCCCCGCCCGGGCGAGCTGCGCCAGGAGCAGCAGCAGGGGCAGCAGCTGGTCTCGAGGACCGAGTTCGCCCCGAAGCAAGGCATCTCAAGCACTCAGGACACCGTCGAGCTGGGCGCCACGATCCCGGTGGTCTGGGCCCACCGGGAGACCATCAACGGCGTCACCTACGGGGGCGTGCGGGTGAATTGCCCGCTGCTGTGGAGCCAGATGGTCAGCCTTGGCGGGTCGCAGATGCTCCGGGCCGTCTATCTGGTCGGCGAGGCGTCGATCACGGGCATCGACCCCCAGCAGTTTGCGTTCGGCGAGAACCTGCTGTCCGCCTACGACCTCGGCGCCGCGGGGGAGAGCAGCGCACGGGTGACGATCTATCACCGCCCGGGCGGCGGCCGGATCCGCGCCACCGATCGCATCGCGGGCCGGCTGGCGGCGAATGATCCGGGCAACGCCGAGGCTGCCGGCGCCGCCGACGTGTATCAGGTGCGAGGCCTCAACAACGAATACGTGCCGGCGACGTGCTACAGCTACCAGCCGAGCAGCCAGACCACGTTCGGCGTCTACGCCCCGATCGGGAACGGCCTGGCGTATCGGGTGAACCCGCAGATCCGGCCGATCACGCAGGCGAACCTCAAGACGCCGCGGGATCAGAAGCTGGTGGAGCAGGGGATCAGCATCATCGTCTGCAGCAGGGACAACGCCGCGACGGCGCAGCGCGAGAAGTCCGACGCGATCAGCGCCAGCCGCTGCGGGCTGACGGCCCACCGGCGGGGCGGCAGCAGCGTGACCGACAACACCCTGCTGGTCGACGACGAAGTGGATCTTGTGATCGACGCCGGCACCGACGCCGGTGGGGTTTTCACCAGCGGCGACTACTCCGAGGGTAAGGGCGACATCGGCTCGGCCGTCGCCGGCCGTCAGCGGGCCTGGGATGACGCCATCGTCGTGGGGGAGCTGTATCGGATCGGGTCGGCGGTGTGCGTCTGCTCCAGCCGCAGCCCGTCCGATGACGTGTTCCGCTCCGACGTGGATCAGCAGCCGATCGGCGGCGGGATCAGCGTGACCGCGACGTTCCGGGTGGTGGAGGCCGGCACTGGTGACTTCCCCGGCACTGGCGGCACCAGGTCGGGCACCGCGGCCCCGCATGTGCTGCGGATGGCCCGGGCGACCGTTGCGATCCCGCAGCCGGCGCAGGTGATTGAGCTGGGCATCCGCTCGACCGTCGGCATCCGGGTGGCGGGCCTGATGAACTTCCGCGACGCCATGCCCTACGCGGAGGTAGACGGCCGGGCCTGCGATTACTACAACCTGAGCTACCTGCTGGCCCAGCAGATCCTGCGGGTGACACAGTACCAGTCGGGGACGATCACCCAGACCGAGACCCGCTTCTCATTCTGGCGGCTGCGCTATCGGATCGCCGCCAGCGGCAGCGCGTGGTCCAGCCTGCCGCAGCTGTTCGGCGTCAGCGGCAGCACCCAGCAGGCCCAGTACAACTTCCTGCGGATCGAGTTCCCAACCCGTCAGCGATGGGAGGTCCGGCTGGATCCGGTGAGCGGCTGGGAGGTGCGCAGCGGCACGGCGAGCGGTGACCTGATCGTGATTGATGCCCGGCTGTCGTCGCTGCAGACCGTTGGGGATGGGTCGGTGGTCGTGCGGGTCGCGGGGGACTACGTGCAGCGCCAGGCCTCCACGTTCACGATGCCCTGCACCATCAACACCCGCGGCGGGATCGGGATGCCCAACGTCGACGGCGGGAACTACGTGGATGAGTGGGCCCGCCTGGCGGAGCAGTTCGTCTACGACGAGATCACGACCAGCGCCAGCAGCCCCGAGCACGAGATCACCTACGTCAACGTGATCGACACGGCACCGACGACACCGACCTATCCGGACATGACGCTGGTGGGCGTCAACATCCGCAGCGGCACCGAAGCGCAGCAGCTGGGGCAGCTGAGCGTCTATGTGAACGACGGCCCCGGCGCCAGCCACTCATTCCCGGCCCTACTGGCTGCCGGACTGCTGGACCAGCGCTATGGGGTGGGATCCATCCTGAGCCCGCTGCAGGTGGATGAGGCGAGCTTCGCCGCAGCGAGCGACTGGACCCGGACTCGCGGCTACTTCTGGGACGGGGCCCTGCCGAAGCCGGTCAACATCCGCACCTGGGGCAACGACACGGCGGCCCTGTTTCTGCTGGACCTGATCACCCGCAACGGCGTGAGCTATCTGCAGCCGGCGGTGCTGTTCGGCGCACCGGAGCAGATCACGGGACTGTTCAACGCCGGCAACATCGTGCCGGGCAGCTTCAAGCTGAGCTACCTGGACCAGACCGAGCGCCAGCCGGTGCGGGTGTCGGTGAAGTGGCGGGAGGAACGACGAGCCGAGGGCGACGGCAGCAACCGGGGGCTGTTCCCTGTGACGAGGGAGGTGACGGTCCGCGAGATCGGGGTGAGCGAGACGGCACCGCTTGAGGTGATCGACATGAGCGACTTCTGCACCAGCGAGCGGCACGCGATCGACGTGGCCAAGCTGAAGTGCCGCATGAAGCGGCTGGTGACCCACCAGGTCACGTTCGAGACGATCCCGCAGCAGGCGACGCTGAGCCCGGGCCGCTGCTGCCGCCTGGCGATGGAGACCGTCGCCTACGAGACCGCCCGCAACGGCGCCATCCTGGCGGACGGCACGATCGTCAGCAGCGAACCGATCGCCGACGGCACCTATGACGCGCTGCTGTGGAATGGCAGCAGCCAGACCCAGGAGGTGGGGCTGGTCATCCTCGGCGGCCGCGCCGTGAACCAGGGCCAGGTGGTGTTCTGCCTGGCGGAGCGCAACGCGACGGAGATGACCTACAAGGTCCAGTCCATGGCGTTCAACGATGCCGGAAACATCGCGGTGACGGCCCTGCACTGGCCAACCGATGACGATGGCCTGTCGCTGATCTCCGACGGGTTCGACGTGGCGCAGAACTGGGTCATCGAGGGCGCGATCGGTTCGACCGATGCGCCGGGGACGATCACCGCGAGCTTCACTGGCGTCACGATCACCGGGCCCTCGACCCTGACCGTGAATGTGGCCGGCAGCTATGCGGCGGTGGTGTCCGGGACCGGGACGGGCTTCACCTACAGCTGGACCGGTGCGGGCCTGACGTTCGGCACGCCGACGGCGGCAGCAACGACGATCACGGCGACCAGCAGCGGCAGCAAGACCGCCAGCTGCGCTGTGACGCGAGGCGGGGTGACGATCACCGACACGCACCCGATTCTGGCGGTGGCCGCGCCGACGAGCACCACGATCGGGACCGTGACGATCACCGGCAGCACGACCGGCACCAGCCCGGCGACGATCACATCGACCGCTGGGATCAGCGGCACGGCGACCGACCTGGTCTACAGCTGGACGGCCCCGGTGATTCCGGCGGGCGGGACGGTCGACTGGATCTCCACCAGCACCGCGAGCGCGACGGCGACGTTCACCGGCGTCGGCACCTACCAGCTGGCGTGCCGGGTGACGAGCTACGTGGCGACCGATCGGATCGTCGACAAGGCGGTGACGTTCAACCTGAGCACCGACACCGCGACGGCGACGGCCCATGGGTTCGCTGCGGGCGACCAGGTGACGTTCACGGCGACGAGCGGCGACCTGCCGACGGGGCTGCTGCAGCAGACCACCTACTGGGTGCGCAGCGGCGGCCTGACGGCAGATGAGTTCACGGTGGCATCAGAGCCTGGGGGTGCGTTGCTGGCGCTGTCTGGCACCGCCAGCGGGTCGTATCGGGTGACCAGACTGGGCAAGTCGGACCTGCAGCAGGTGGTGATCTCATGAGCGTGGCATTCCCTGCGATCCGCCCGGCAGACCGGCAGTTCACCCCGCCGTCGGTGCCGGTGACCGAGACCCGCAGCGAATCGGGACTGACGTTTCGGCGACGCCGCGGCAGCCTGGCGGTGGATGCCGCCCTGGCCCTGCGGTTCGACGCCCGGCCGGTGGCCGACTGGACCGCGATCGAAGCGGCATGGCTGGCGAGCGGCGGCGGGATGGAGGAACTGCTGCTGCCGGCGGAAGTGTGGGCGCCCCGGGCGGCGCCGGAGCTGCCGGGGCTGCAGTGGCGGTTCATCCCGGACCGGCCGCCGCAGAAGGCCGAACCGCGGGAGCTGATCGGGCGGGTGAACATCACGGTGGAACTACGGGCCGTGGCGGTGTGACGGTTCAGCGGCTGGCACAGGGATAGAGCTGAGGCGGTGGGGCGTGCTTATGGTTCGGTGGCGTTGAGCTTCCCCACCACCATGAGCGAATGGATCACAAACCGCCTGCCGACGGAGGAGGATGCGGACAGCGATGGGAACGTGTTAGTAAAGCGGAAGCCGGACGACACGCCGGAAGATGGCGGCGTGTATGCACACCACTCAATCGTTGTTCTCGGCCAGCCGTGGTGGTCTCCGCACGCCGAGGATGCCGCCGGGACTGCCCCTGCTCCCGCCCCTGCCACACGCAAAGTCGTGCAGATTGCTGTCGTCCCCGACAAAAGGAACGTAGAGGACTGGCTCTACTGCCTGTGCGACGACGGCACTATGCACCGGCGGCTAACAGGTTCAGGCTCACGGCTGAATGACTGGAGCCAGATCCGCTCCATCCCCCAGCCCGAGGCGACCGATGCTTGAGCTGATCTGTCTGTACTCCTGGGCTGGCCTGTTCACCGCCATGGCCGTCGCCAGGCCCGAGCAGGCCAACCACTGGGAGGAATGGGCCGCCGCCCTACTCGCCGGCGCCCTCTGGCCCCTGGTGGTCGCGGTGCGCCTGGTCCGCTGGGTACGCCGTCGGCGGAGGGCATCATGACCCCCGACCAATGGGACAACGTCGCCATGTGCGCCCTGCGCCGCTGGCGGCAGCAGTGGAGCCCCAGCAGCCGCTATGGGGACTACGAAACATGGCGGGCCGCGCTCGACTTGGCAGCCCTGCGGCAGCGGAGGGGATGACAACAGCAGACCTACGGCTGGGCGATTGCTTGGAGGTGTTGCGCACCATGCCCGACGCCTCCGTCGATGCCGTCGTGACCGATCCGCCCTATGGGCTGTCGTTCATGGGGAAGGCATGGGACTATGACGTGCCGACGGTGGAGGCGTGGCGCGAGGTGTTGCGGGTGCTCAAGCCCGGTGGGCACCTGCTGGCGTTTGCCGGCACTCGGACGCAGCACCGGATGGCGGTGGCGATTGAGGATGCGGGCTTTGAGATCCGCGACATGATCGCGTGGGTCTATGGGTCGGGGTTCCCGAAGTCGCTGGACGTGTCGAAGGCGATTGACAAGGCGGCGGGGGCTGAACGGGAGGTGGTCGGCGAAAAATTAACCGGCAAAGCGCGGACTGACGACGGATGGAATGGCGGCCAGCAAATGGTTCCTGTGACCGCCCCGCCACGCCTGAGGCTCAGCAGTGGGCCGGCTGGGGCACTGCGCTGAAGCCAGCCCTAGAGCCGATCACCATGGCCCGCAAGCCATTCAAGGGCACCGTGGCGGCGAACGTGTTGGAGCACGGGACTGGGGCGCTGAATGTGGATGGGTGCAGGGTGGAGGGCGTGCCGCCCAGCGTCCCGCAACCGGTTTTTGACAGCCCAACCGGCAAGATTTACGGCATGAAGACCGGCGAGGGGCGCAACGGTGAAATGAGCCAAGCGACCGGCCGCTGGCCGGCGAACCTGATCTTGACTTATCCCGAAGATGAGTATAAACTAAAGGACAACATTACGCCTCGGCAGCTTGCCAAACTGGCGGAGTGGATGAATGAGAACGCCTAACTGCGAGTGCTGCATTTGCGGAAAGCCCCTGTACAGGCGCCCGTTTGAATTGGCCAAGATTCGACACGTAGCCTGTATGGCGCATCGTGGAATGGCGCAGGCCCGGTCAGGAGTTACCGAAGCCCAGCAGCAGGCGCTCGCCTTGGGCCGTGTTCCTGGCACAAATCACCGCACTGGATACGTTCACCGCGAAGAATCGAAGCACAAGGCTTCTGAGTCGCACAAGGCATGGTGCGCCGCAAATCCTGAGAAGGTGAAGGCCAGAGGCGAAAAGACGCAAGGTGACAAGCACTACCACTGGAAGGGCGGCACATCGCGACTCAATGCGTCAATCCGCCGCCTTACTGAAAACCGCAAATGGATGGAAGCCGTAAGGCAAAGAGATGGCAAGTGCCTTGTTTGCGGTAGCACTGAAAATCTAGAGTCACATCACATCATTCCATTAGCCGATCTTGTGCGTGCCAATGGCATCATCAATCGGGATCAGGCGCGGGATTGCTCGGCTCTATGGGATCTGAGCAATGGCATGACCGTATGCCGGCAATGCCATTACAACATTCACGGGAGGACTTATGCGGATTGATGAGGCTACATACAGAGCAATGCCGCTTGAGCTGCGGGCATTGTTCACGAAGCTGCCAAACCCCGGCAGCGACGAGGTGGTGGGGTTGTTTCCGGAGACGGCAGCGGGAGGCTATCCGGCTCACAGGAACACCTCTGGCTATTCGGGCGGACTGGAGCAGGGAGCAACGCCACATGGGGCAATTCGCACCGACTCCGGCAGCGCCGCCCGGTTCTTCTACACGGCCAAGGCCACCGCCGCCGAACGTCAAGGGGTCACCCATCCCACCGTCAAGCCCCTCGACCTGATGGCCTATCTCTGCCGTCTCGTCACCCCGCCCGCTGGAATCGTCCTCGATCCCTTCATGGGCAGCGGCACCACGATCAAGGCCGCACTGTCCGAGGGCTTTAACGCCATCGGCATTGAGCGTGACCCGGCCTACTTCGAGATGGCACAGCACCGCCTCAACGGTGCCCAGATCGGCCTGCCGCTATGACCCCGCTACCCTGACCCTATCCCCTCCAGCCGCCCCTGATGGCCGTCCTGACCTCACGCGACGCCGAGGTGCGCCTGGATGGCATCGGGATTGCCAAGGCCCGCGACATCTCGTTGCAGCTGTCCTCCGAGACCCCGGAGGACACCGCCCTGGGGGACCGGGTCCGCAGCTACGTCTATGGCCTCCGGGCCTACTCGGGCTCCATGACCCTGCTCTACGACCGCAGCAGCCCCGTCAGCCAGCTGCTGCAGCAGCAGATCACGACGGATGACACGATCCGCGATCTGGAGCTGATCTTGCTTGATCGCAACATCCGCGGCCCGGTCCTGATCCAATCCACCGGCCTCGGCACCAGCGTCGGCGACGTGGTCAGCTGTCAGGTCAGCGTGGTCTTCAACGCCATCAGCGGGACGGTCTGATGAGCCTGCTGGGCACCGGCGGGGAGATGGAGCTGAGCCGTGAGTGGCCGCCGCTCACGGTGCTCACTGATGCCCGCTTCGACAACGGCCGCCTGTGGCTGGCCCAGCCGGGGTTCTGGCCTGGCGATCGGGTGATCATCACCTGCGCCCGTGGGCTGCCGATCGACGCCAACCTCAACGGCTACGCCGACTGCCCCGACGGTCACCGCCACTGGGGCGGCCTGGGCATCGCTGGACCCGCAACGGCCCACCGCACCACCGACGCCGGACCCTACTGGGCCGCCAGCGACGCCGCCGCCTACTGGGAGGCACCAGCGACCACCGGCCTGACCCAGCAGCTGACCTGCTACGCCGGCCGCGACGCCCTCGGCCGGCTGGCGTTCTACGACTCTGAGGTCAACGGCGTCAACGGCGGCACGACCGGCCGGCTGCCCCTGGCGGGCGTGGCGTTCGGGGCCCTCGTGCTGGCGCCCTACTCCGCCGAGGCGGCCTACCAGGCGGCCCTGCTCACCCTCTCCCAGTCGGTGCTGGCGGTGCTGCCGCTGGCGGAGCCGGAGCTGGCGGCCGATCAGGTCGCCGCCATCCCCGCCGCTGCGGCCGGGACCGAGCTGATCGGGTGGAAGCTGCAGGCTCAGCTGGCCCGCTGGACCCTGGATCAGGAGGCTGCCACGGCCGACACCACCGCCCTGGCCGAGCCCTATGGCGACTCGGTGAAGGCCCTGGTGCGCGGCAGCGGCACCCTGCAGTTCGACCTCGAGCGCAGCTACCGGTCCGGCAGCCAGGACTCGACGGCCCTGCTGCGGCTGGTGATGATGCTCGACCGCGGCTGCCGCTGCCGGGCCCGGTTCTACCTCCACCGCGAACGGCCGGCGGAGGCCCCGGGCAGCAACCCCTGCCGTGACCCCAGACTGGGCGGTGCTCTCTGGTACGAGGCCGACCTGCTGCTGGCCCGCACCGGCGTCGAGACCGGCGCCCGCGAGCTGATCAGCGGCAGCGCTGCGTTCCTGGTCCTAGGTGAAACGCAGCTGCGGATGGGGTAGGATCTGCGCGTGGAAGTGGCGGGCCTGGTGGGCGTGGTGGCCTACCAGGTCTTTTTTCTGGCCCGCTACCCTAGGTCTATGGCCCTGCCTCGACAGCGGTGACGATCATCAAGAAGGCGGCCGAGGCCGGCAGCTGGCCACTCGCCGCGAGCCAAGCCGATGTCAAGGCTCAGCTCAGCGCGATGCTGGACGGCCTGCGGCAGCTGCTGGGCAACGCCAACATCCTCGCGGGATCGGGCGAGCTGAACGATCCGCTCAATGCCCCGTTCCAGCTCTACGTCAATCCCTACATCGGATCGGATGCGTTCGCCGCTGGATCGTTCGCGTCCTACGACCCAGATCCTTCTGGCACCAATCCGACGACGGCGAACATTGACGCCAAGATCCGCCGAATTGACAACCAGCGGCTGACGTGCGGCTACAGCGAGATGCGGCCGTTCAAGACCATCAACCGGGCCCTGATTGAGGCGGGGCTGATCACCAGCAAGAGCTGGTTCAACTACAGCCAGGAGGCTGCCCATCTGGATTGTGTCAGCATCCGCCTGTCGGCTGGCGTTCACACCCTCTACAACGATCCCGGCAACACCGGCACCACGCCTGCCGTCTGGGCTGACGGCAAGGTGCCAACCATCGCCGAGCTGATCGGGTTCAACCCGAACGAGGGCGGCTGCATCATGCCCCGCGGCTGCACCATGTGGGCGCCGGACTATCGGAAATGCAGCATCCGCCCGAACTACGTTCCTGCCGACGCTGACGAGGCCTACAGCGAGGCCGGCGGGGTGGCAACGATCACGAATCGCAGCTGCATGTTCCGCACGACCGGGACTGGCTACACGTTCGGCTACACCCTGATGGACAAGCTGGGCAGCACCAGCAGTCACCACCTCCTCTCGGGCTATGAGTTCGCATCTGAGGCACAGCTGACGGGCTTCTACGGCAGGATCAACACCGCCCTGGCGCCGAATGGCAACGGGTCGGCGGCCCTGCTGGTCGCCAGGACGTCAGAGCACCAGATCGTCGGCCCGATCAGCGGCAGCCCGTCGGAGGCGTGGGATACCGTCGGGTCGGCGTCGTTCTACATCCTCAACGTCGGCATCAGGACGGTCCGGGGCCTCTGCGGGGCCCTGATGGACGGCAGCAAGGTCACAGGCCTGCGGTCCATGGTGACAGCCCAGTTCACCAACACCAGCAACCAGAAGACCCTCAGCTGCTGGCAGGTCTACTCAGGCGGCAGCTGGGTGACGCCGGCGACCTACCAGGCGCTGATCGATTCGTCGCCGGACTCGCGGCGAATGAAACCCGGCCGGCGGTCGTTCCACATCCGCGTCATCAACGGCGCTTTCGTCCAGGAGGTGTCGGTGTTCAGCATTGGCGCTGGTGTCCACAACTGGGTGCAGACCGGCGGCGAGCTGGATTCGACCAACGGCAACACCAGTTTCGGCGGCATCACGGCCCTGGCTGAGGGGTACCGGTCGGCAGCGTTCCCGATCGACAAGAGCTGGACCATCTCGGCGTTCCGCGTGCCCCTGCGGCCCGACGCGAAGGCCCCCGCGATCCGCCGGATCTTCCTCGGCACCGTCAGCAGCGCCACCTCCGGCGCCATCACCCTGTCGGCCGCACTGGATCCGGCTGTGCTCGAGTCCTTCACCTTGCGGCCCGACTCCTACATCTGGGTTGAGAATCCCCAGGGCCCCGACTGGCGGGCTCAGCTGGCCAACCCGTCGTGGAGCGCCGGCAGCCCGACGATCATCAACATCACAGCAGCCCTGGCCGATGAGAACGGTGCCGCCGGCGGGTCAAGCGTCAACGGCCGCCGGGTCTACATCCGTCGCGTCGCCGACAACCGGACGAAGGATGAGCGGCGGCTGGTGCTGCGGCTCTCCAACACCACCAACGCCAGGACCCCGCAGCGGCACCAGGTCCTGCAGCTGGATCCGACCCGTGCCGGCGTCAGCGGCGCTCTGCCGGCAGCCACGACTCTGGCAGTCACCTCAACCACAGCGACGACCCCTGTGGGCGCCGGGGTGCTGCGGTCGGCGCTGATCTCCCTGCGGCGCTCCAACCCCGACCAGAACTACGCCAACAGCACCTACTACCGCAAGGGGACGGTGGTGAAGCACGCCAACAAGCACTGGGCGGCGATCAGCGATCTGACGACAGCGACCGCAAGCCCTGACCCCGCGCTGTGGTCCGAGTGCTACGTGGGGATGCCGGAGGCGTTCAACGCTGAGGACCCATTCGTCAACGAGGCCCCCAGCCTGGTGTTCGACGACGATGCGAGCGGCACCGAGGCATCAACGACCCTCGGCTGGAACTGGTCGACGGCCTTCACCAGCAGCTCGGCAACGGCCGCGGTGTGGCTGCGGACCCAGTACCGCTCCGGCGTCGACTACCTGGCCGCCCATGCCCTGCTGGTGGCCCTGGGCCTCAGCTCGGCCGATGCTCACGCCGCCCTGGCCCCGCAGCTTGAAGCCAGCCGCCTGCGCGATCCGGCGTCATCGTCCGATTTCCCGGTGGCGCCCGCCGGCGGCCTGGCGACCGGGCGCGCCAACTACCCGGTGGAGTTCCGCCGCCCCTCGACACTGGCGATGGCCCCGCATCGCACCGCATGGTCGGGCTGGGGCAACTACTCGACGGCCCTGCCGCAGGTCCAGCAGGACATGGCGGCCCGCAACCGGTTCAGCTACCTGTTCACCAACAGCGGCGGCGGGTTCGTCGCCTGCGA